AGAGAAAACAATAGTGCTTATTCCAGCGTTCGTATCTTCTAATATGGTGAAGTTTCCATTAGGATTATTTGGAGTTGTTGGTTGTTGGAAAATTCCGTTAATTAAAACAATACCACTACCACCAATGGTTCCAATGCCTGTAGTGTCGGCACCACCAACCTTCAATGTAAATGTTCTTCCTATTCCGTTGAATTCATTCGACAAATCATCATATATTTTATTTGTAGTATAAATGGATCTTAAGAAAACTCTTCCGTTAAATTGAGAAGTTTCATAATCTAAATTATTTTTCGTTTTTTCTATTGTTCTATTTCCTCTTGGGGCATCTACAAAATGTATTTCATTTTCTACAATATTAAATGCTCCTCTATAAATGCTAACCTGTGTTGATGATGTGTGAGAAGTTGCAGAAGTTCCTACAAATCCCCTATCGGTTTGGACTAAATTAAATGATCCAGTGTTAGTAATTGGTCCAGTGCTTGAGGTTCCTAATCCAACATTGTTTACTCTAACATATTCTTCATCTATCTTTAGTATATCTGATGAATTTATAGAGGATATTCCACTTAAATTGAATATTGTAGTTTCAGTACCAATAGAACCAGATAAAGTATGAGATATATTTGTAAAAATAAGAGGATGTTGAATGAGGTTATCAATTGCAATTATTGACTTTTCATTCTTCTTAAGCACTTCAAATTGGTGAGCATTTCCTTCACCAAAGTTTGTGAATGTTACTGCCGTTCCACTCTTTGTTGTCGATATTTGGAATTGGTCATAATTTCTATTAGTTACAACTGCAAAAACTGTGGATGGTAGAGTATCCGTCACTCCACTAACAGGATCATTGTATATCATTGCAGTAGATGCAATACCAACAATTGTTGATTTTGGAGTGTAAATTAGTTCTTCACCATTTTTAAAGAAATGATTTTTAATATTAAATGTTCCTGTAGTTGAAATTAAAGTATTTGTGTCCTCTGGATCGAATACTTTAACAAAAATTGGTACACCTTCTGATGTTAATTGGAAATTAGTTTTATTAACTCTATCACCATTGGGTGCATTATAGAATTGTAAGTCGATAGATTCTTCTATATTTCCATAATTTAATGTTGGTGGTGTATTTTGTGTATCTAAATCATTATAGAAACATTGGCTGAATGCAGAAATAACTGTGTTTTCTGAAGAATATTCAGAATCTGGGTAAAATACAATTTCTAAATTTGAACCAGAATTATTTCCACCGAATGTGCCCATACCAATGGCAGTATCAAATATTTCAGTATCACTAACACTCAATATGGGTGATTGTTGTAAGTAAATATTGCTATTATTCTGCAACATCATAATTTGATGAACAGATTTTGTAGATCCAATACTAACTTCTACAAGAGATTTTACAGAATCGAATAGTGTCTTATCCAATGAAACAATAGTTGTTGTTCCAATACCTACACTAAAATCTGACTTATAAATGGCAGATCTTTCATTTCCAGGTGGTTGTCTATCTAACTTAAATCTATAAGTGCCAATTCCTGTAGCAGTAGTTCCAAATCCAACAACTTTTGCTCTAAAAGTATTATTATTAGGAGATGTATTAGTATAATTTAATGATAAAACTCCCCCAGAAAGATTAGCACCAAAAGAACCAATAAAGTTGTTTGATAAATTGGATGTTTCACTTTCACTATCAAAGTAGTATTCTGAAATATAAGTATTTGAACCATCAGATGTTACATACAATTCCACAAAATTCATATCATTAGAAACTTCATCAATAATCTGAACGTTTGCATAAAGAGATTCAAATTCAGAATTATTGAATGATACTATACTCTCAGTTGCACCAGAAACTGCAGATCCAGTAGAACTTACTAAATCAATAAATCCTATAGAAGTTGTACCAATACCCGATACGGAACCTTCAAAAGTATTTCTTATAGTTTTTACATCATAATCTATATTATAAGAATCTTCTGGAACAAATGTTAAGTAATTATCACCAAATTCATCTATTTCTATAGAAAAATCGCCATATTGCTCACCATCTCTGTTAACAACACCACCATTTTCTACAAGAAAACTATTATTTCCATCATTCAATATGACTATTTCTGAGAATTGAGATTCACTCTTATCAAGACTTGTAACTCTAACTAATAAACTTTCGAAAGAGGATGAAGAATCCAATTTAAGTAAATTTAAAGTTGTAGTCGGTTCATCATCAGAATTTGAGAATTGATTACTAATATTATCTATTGCCAATACATCATTTCCAATATTCTCAGTATAATCGGTTAATTTTGTATTTAATAGTTTTAGATACTTAGATCTTCCATTAGTATCAATATCAATGTCCTTTACAAAATCAAAGTCATAAATCGTATCTACTCTAAGATCATCTATATAATCTATCACTACTGTAGTTTGATCAATACCACCAAGATCTGATGCATCTGAAGTTGACGTTATACCAGTATCAGCAAAATCTTTTAATCCACTAGTGTGAAGAAGAGGTTTAATCGATTTTTCTACCTCTTTATATTCTTTACTACTCTTTATAGAATATGAAAGATTTTGGTAATAGTCATTGTTTGGAGTTACTTGATTATCTGAACTCAATTTTCCAATCTCATCAGTCCATCCAATATTTTTGGGGATAGAGTATCCAACATCAAATGTTCCTCTGTTGATTTGTAACTGATCAACTGTCGCTATAGTTCCGGATTCTTTTCCTACTACTATCTCACCAACTGATAATTCATAAGTTCCAGATACTTTTAATGTTGTCCCATCATAATTAGAAACAAACAAATCTCTTTCTACCTGCTCTGAAATTAATCTCTCACCAATAATAAAGTCCAATCTTTTTTGATTAACCTCAAAAGTAGGATAATTGTCAAAATGTATTAGAGAACCAAATCCATCCAATGCTGTTTTGGCAATACCAGTATTGGTAGTTAATCCACTGTTATCAGCACTTGATAAGTCAAATACTACTTTATCGTATGGAGTTGCTTCAATATAACTGTCAACTACAAAGAAATTGTAACCATAATTCTCAGAATTAAATCCAGTTCCATCGGAGCTTACCTTTTCTATTCCCTCAACAAAAACTTTATCTCCTGGAGCAAATGGGAAAACTTTATACCCTAATGGAGGGACAGGTATAAAACAAGTAAATATTCCTGTCGAACTAGATTCAACTTTTTGAATACTCAATCCATTGGTGTTATTAGTAGTAATAATTTTAACAGAATTTTCTGGTAAACCTTTTGGATTATTTACTATTTCTATGGATTGTATAGATTCTCCTATTATGGGAGCATTTAAAATTCCACTATTAATTTTCTCACCAGTTTTTGTATTTACAATAATAACATCTGGCGATTGTGTATAACCACTACCACCATTTTCAACAAAAACTGATTCTAAAGTGTTAGAATTTGATACGATAATATTTGGAGACACAAACGCTGTTGGACGCAAAGTTGAATCGAAAGAGTACTCAAACTCTTCATTTACAATTCTCAACTGTTTTGTATTTCCAATAGAATCTGATTCTGCCAATACATAAGCATCTTTACCATTTGTGGAAATAACATCTTCAATAATTGGAAGTTTTTTATATCCATATCCACCAGAAATAATTTTTAATTTGTCAATTCCACCTGTGGCATCTGTAGATAATGTTGTATAATTTAAATTATCACATTCATCTGGAATATATGATAGTTTTTCTGGTGCTCGATCGAGAATTAAATCAAAAGTTGTTGTTCCAACACTGACAATATTGTGATTTCCATTATATACACTATCAACAAATAAAATTTCTGAATAATTTTTTACATCTTTATCAGCAGTACTTATAAATCCAGTTTTTTCTAGACTATAATATAATTTTTCTGGTAAAGTTGAATCGTAATTTATTGTTAATGAAGCATTTGCCGATACACCAATAGTACCAACACTAGATACACTAAATGAATCTGTTGAACCAGTAGAAATAAACTCATCTTTAAAGTTATTATCTCTATAAATTCTAAAGTTGTAACTTGACAAGGATGAATCTGATAAATCAAATACTAAATTATTATTTTTTGCTAATGATATTTTGGGATTAATTAATGATATTGACTGAGAACTTCCACCAGTTCCTGCAATGCTTACTACTGTTGGATCAATTTTTACTGCATCTGCATATGTTTGGCATAGTTTTATATTATTAGAATCTACTCTGAAGACGTAAAAATCACCAGTTGACAAACCAGAAGCTACTAAATCTGCAGAATAGTAAACTTTATCGCCAGTTTCTAATTCGTGATTTGCAAGAGTAATTGTATTTGTAACTGTATTAATTCCAGTAGAGTTAAAACCTACAGGATTGACCAAAATTCTATCTTCATCTCTAGAAATTCTTACATCTATAGAAGTTCCAATACCAACCGATAGATTTGGATTAACAGTCAAATTGACAACATCGCCAACGGACATTCCATGGGAAGTTGAAACTGAAACAGTAGTTTTTATTTTTTCAATTTTTCCTGCAATTTGTTGGTATGTAGACTCTAAAGAATATGCATCATTGTTGCTGCCACCAGAATGGAAAAATAAATCATCAGAATCTATTGTAGTTTTTAATCCAATAAAATCTTTTCCCTTATTGACTATCAAAAGATTGGTGGGTAAATTATATGGCAACAAACCATCAGTTGAAACTGATAGTGTTGTACCATTTGCCGTATAGACTACACTTTGATTATTTTTGAATGGATGATCTTTTATATGAATCGATTTCGTTGGAATTCCTCTTTGAATTCCCAATTCATCGCCAAAATCTAACGTTGTTAAATACGAAATTCCCGAAGTTGTTCCAAATCCTACAGATTCTGTGGGATTAAAGAAGACCTTATTATTAAGTTTGGAATTAAAAGAACCAATGCTTTGTTTAAATGTGAATGAATCTGGTTTAAATGTTACAATGGCATTTTCATCATGAGAAACATTTAATAATCCCCTTTCTACTCTTATTATATTTTTATTTCTGAATAATTCTAGAACTTTAAGAGTCTCTGTTCCTATTCCAATACTACTTCCTATAGAAATACCATCAGGAATTCTGGAAACATATATTTCTGTTCCACCAATGCTTGCTACTGATGGTATTGATGATATTGCAACAGAACTCTTTAGGTCAACATTTATCTTATGGATACCATTTAATGATGAAATATCCGTAGACAATCCAGAAATAGTTACCAAATCATTATCATTTAGAGTATGATTTGGTAATATTGAAACTTTTACAGTTTCTCCATTAATCCATGTAAATATTGCTCCTTCATACGTGGTAACCGCAGTTTCCACATTAGTGATGTCTTTTCCTTTTACGGAAGAAACAGATGCACTGACTCCTCCACCAAAAGTATTTGAATTATTGAACTTTACAACGTCATTAATTTTATAATTAGAACCACTATTTACTACGTTCAGTTTTTCAATATTTCCTTGTGTAACAGATTCTACATTTATTCTTTGTTTTGTAACATCATCTATTTCTGATATAAAATCATAACTAGCATTTTTATCTGCAACTTTATATGGAAAAGTATTTCTAAGTAATGTAGAACTCGAAAAGTCAAATGATTGATTTAATGTAGTGTTTTCACTCAAAGTTTGTGACTTATATTCATTTCCAATAAAATATGGGAATTGTGGTGTACCTGAAGCATCAATAGTAGCAAAATATGCATAAACTCCATTTGGAAATTCTGGAGTTTTGCAAAATCTACCATTACTTTTATCCAGTGTAGAACCAGAACCTGTAAATTTATAATCCTCTACAAAGAAACCTTCTGCAAATTCAGATACTGAAGGTCTATCTGTATATGATGTATCTAAAACATAACCAGATATAATTCTCGTCCCCGATAGGGAAGAATTTTTTGGATCAGAATAACCATATGGACCATAAATTGGATTTCCATCATAAGCCCATCCAATAATTCCAGAATGACTTCCAGAACTTTCATTAAATAACGTTCTTAAATTATCAAAATAACCAGAAACTGTATACTTTAACTTGTTATCAGATTCTTGTAATATTTCGTTTCCAAATCTCAAACTTTCGTTTACAGTAAGTTCTCTAATCTTTGGTTTCAATAATGCGTTAATTCCCGATGATTCAACTAAAATAGAGGTTGAGGTTTTAGAGTATCCTATTCCACCATTAATTATCTTAACATCTACTATTTTTTGATTAACAATAATTGGTCTCAATTTTGCTCCGGTTCCAGATCCGCTAGAGTCAATTACAATCAAATCTGGAGTTGAATAATATTCTTTTCCACTGTATTGAATGTCTACAGAAATTATTTGACCATTGGAAACAATTGGAATTAAGATTGCATTTTTTCCATTTTTTATGGTTATGGTAGGATTATCTTGATAATTTAATACCGTAGATCCATAACCAGTTCCATTTTCATAAAGATATACTTGTTCTATACTTCCCTTTACAACAGGAGTTGTTACAATTTCTTGATAAAACTGAGTATTAGTGCTAAATCCGACAGGATTATATTTTATCGATACCGAAATTGGTGGATAACTGAAGTATTGATAACCAGAACCAGTATTTGTAAAAACTTCATATTTTCCTCTATCATAGGAAGATGTGTTTGTTCCGCCAATTCCAGCATCACACAATCTAAATGAATCATCATCGATTTTTAGAACATAATATTGATTTGATGTTGAAAGACCAGATATTGCCGATGTTTCATAGTCGTAGATAATTAATTCGCCAGTATTAAATCCGTGATTTTCATAATTGATAGAATTTGTTGTAGTTGATATTCCGGAAGTTTTAACAATCAATTTTCTATTTGTATATCCACTACCACCATCAAGTACTTTAACTTCCGAAATTGTATTTTTTGGTGTTATTGTTCTAAACTTATGAATACCTTGAGTGCCTGTAGAAAATCCGATTACATTAGTATTATTATTGTAATCGCCCAAAGATTCAAACAAACTTACAGTGGTATTATTTTCAACTCTCACAAAATATGAAGAATTGTTTATTAGCGTGAGAGAACTATAACCAATTGCTACTTGCGAATTTCCATTGGAATTATATACTACCTGTTCTCCATTGTTTAAATTATGGTCTGTTGAAAAAGAAATTCTATTTCCAGTTGTACTAATACCACCACCAGTTTCTATAGTTCTTCCATCAAAGTTTAATTCTCTTACTCTTTTAGTAACAATTGGTTCCAAAATAGCACCAGAACCATTTCCTCCACTAATGTCTACCGAAAGAATTTTATTGATATCATAATCTTGTGAATCAATATAAACATCACTTATAGAACCAGTAACTACTGGTTGTGCCAAAGCATTTGATGATCCAGAAGAAATTGATATTACTGGTGGATTAATTACATCATAGTTTTTACCACCATTTAATACATCAATAGAGTCCAATGGTCCATAATAAATTTTATCTAAAGATTTGTAATTAGAAATTTCGACACCATTGATCAACATTCCAGTTACTCCCGGAATTGTTTCTATTCCGGAACTTTTTATCCTAGATTGAAGTGGAAACTTTTTAAGAATTTTTTGTACGCCAATCTGACCAGATCTTTGGGAATATAATGTAAAAGATTGGGTGTCTAGTCCAGATTCTGGGACTTTAAATTTTAATGGAGTTACCCCAACAAAAGCTGGTGAAGAATATAATTTTATTCTCTTATTGTTGGATGGTAAAACTTCCACATAATAATCGCCAGTTTCTAATCCAACGAGTGGTGTAGAAGTTGGTTGATAGTAAATTCTATCACCGGTTATGAATGAGGCAGAGTCCGAAAAACCTATTGTATCATATTCATCATTTTCATTTTTATTAAACAAATTATTTACAGAAGATATACTTGCAGTTTTAATATTTGCACTTATATTATATCTGTAATTGTATTGGTTATTGAGTGCCGACGCAGGTAAAGAATTTGATGCGACGTATGCATAATTTTCTCCATCAGAATATAAATTTTGCACGTCAGAGGTAATTAAATTGTTTCCATATTCTATAGAAACACCAGAACTACTTGCGGTATTAATTTTTCTTCTTAGATCATATTCTTTTCCAGACTCGGTAGAAAAAGATCCTCCGTCTATTTTTATAGTATTGTTGGAAATAATTTGAGTTATTCTTGGATCATTTGATGCTGGTGCTAAAATCTCCGTTCCTCTCTCAAGGAGTTCCACTCTATCGCCAATCTTTAAACTGGATCTATCAATGTCACTAGACAAAACATAATTAGAACCTATGGTTGATACCTCATATCTTGTGGAGGTATTATAAATCCAAGAATTTGCAAAAATTTCTTTTTGTGTTTTTATTTCAGGATTTTTAATTAAATCGCCAACATTTTTGATGGTAATAACATCACCTTCAGAAACATTAATATTTTTCGATGATGGTTTAAAGTTTGATAAGACTCCAAGAATTCTAAATTCTACTTTTTTGGTGATATCTCCATTTTCATATCCAAAATAAGTATCATTATTTCTAATTAAAGAATTTTTTTCAATATTTTCAGATATTCCACTACAACCTAAAAATTGATTTACTGACTTACTCGTATAAGATACCGTATTGTTTCCACAAACTAATTCCCCATTTTCAGGAAATCCTATAGTAGAATCAACAGTAATTATAGCAGAAGATACTGGAGATTCTAGTACTGTTTTTGTATTTGGAGTTACTGTAAAATTGCCTAAAATAGATGAAGATTCTTCACTACCAACAAAAAGAGAAATTTTATAATACTGCCTATTGTTTTTGTTAAATGGTTCTATCGATGAAACAGAAGCATTAGTAGAAGAATCTGTACTTTTTACAATTGTCTGACCAACCAAATTTTTTGGGTTGAGACCAGATATAACTTCTACAATAATAACTTCATTTCTTATATATTCTGCTGAAGATGGTTTAATAAGATATTCTTCTAAGTTTATAACTTTTGGTGTTTCGTTATAAAGAACATTGAATAAAATTCTAAATGAATCGTCTGTTCCCTTTGCTTTATAAAAAGAATTTGCTTGACTTAAAAAATTGCCTACATCTAATTCTGATGTAAATTCAGTTTTTTCTAGTCCTGGAGCAATAGTATACTTTAATTTTTGATAAAACTCTTTAAGAAAAAGAGAACTTAAATTTTGTACATTAGAACCAGAAGAGTGTTCTGTTGCAGATGATGATGAAAAAGTGAGTTCTTCCTGATTTAAATCTTGATGATAGTTAGTAATACCACTAAATCCACGAATACATCCTGTAAAAGTATTTCCTGTTATTCCCGTATAAGTTATAATTTCATCATCTATTTTTAAAAGACCGTAACTTTTGGGGAAACCCTTAATACTGGAAACAGAAATGCTAGTATCAGATAAACTAACATCAGAAGACAAAATAGTGCTATCAACAACTACTTCCGGTGTAAGATTGTCTAATTTTAAATATTGATCAAGATTTTCAGCAATATCTACTGGTCCACCTTGATATTCTTGCGATACGTAATATTGTTTTAAAAACTCCGAAGCATTTGGATTTTCTTCCAATATGAAACTTGGGAGTTGACTCTCAATAATCTGCTGAACCTTAACTCTAGATTCAAAACCAGTCTGTATCATATTAGTTTCTTGTTAAATTCCCGTTTGAGTAGCTTGATGTATAATAATCTCTAGTAAACACATTTCCTGTTATTTCATCACCAGAAGAAATTACATCTCTTACCATATTTATTGTACTTTTGGAGATGTTGAAAGACAAATACAAATCTTTCAAACCAACAACATCGTTAGATTCTGGGAATGCCTGAATCTCTATAATTCCATTTTCTCTTGATGTTGAAGTTATATTAATTGTTCCTATATTAATCTCACCTTTCTCATAATCAACTGTTCCAGCATCTTTAATGACAACAGTAGTATTGCCATTAGCGTCTATTTTAAATACTGAAAGAACTCCTGTTTTTGCCGATAATCCAGATGGTCTTGCTAAAAATACCTGGGAGGCAGAAGTGGCATTTGTAACCGAAGAACCATTTGCAAGGACGTTAGGTGTATCAGTAAGATAAACTGTCGAATCTTCACCAGAAACTTTGAATCCTGTAGATTTGATATTAGAACCTTGTGGTTTTACGTGGAATTGATTTCCAAAACACAACTCATACTGTGCAAATCTATTTAAAGATGCTTTAAGGTCTCTTCTAATTCTAACTTTAGTAATATTGGAAGTAATTGCAGTATCTGTTGTATCAATTATACTGAGAACCTTACTGTATTTAAATCTACCCCCAAATTTATTGAGATCTAAAGATTGCGAATACTTGGTTAAAGTTGACAATACATTATTCTTTAGTTGATTAACATTTGAAACACGAGAATAATTATAATATACAGAAGAATCTATTTCTACATAAAGAATTTTTAGATCTATAATTTTTGGATTGATTCCAGAAACTGTATATTGTTTAAGTTGACTTAAAATTCTTGATTTATTAAAATCAGAAACAAAACTTCCATTCTTTGGTTTAATACTTAAAACTACATTGCCGTATTCTGGTGGATCTAACTCTTCTCCACCAATAACAGCAACAGATTCTGTTTCGGGGTATATTCTTTTTACAATTGCCTCATAATCTCTAGAGGTAACTGCTCTATTTTGTGCCGAGTATATTCTAGGAGCATAATATTTGATAGAATCAATTGGTTCGATACTTGAACCATTTTGAGCAATCTGATTTGTTGTGATTGTAATGGTTCCTGGATCTATTATTTTATTATTTGCGGTAATAATATTCCCAGAGAATGAAAAATTACGTGCCCCATTTCCATCTTCACCATCAGTAATAATATAATTTGCAGTAATTACAGTTCCATCATACCCAATACCATCTCCAAGTTTTTTGCCGATAATTCCATCACCGAATTTTATCTCATATTTTTCATCTTGTACTTCTTGTAAGATATAAATTCTAGATTCTGAAGTGGTATCTAAAATATTATCAATTACAGCATATTCAATTCCAAGTCCACTTTCATTAGTTTTTCTTACATAAACAGATAGAGTAGAAGTGTCAATAAAAGAATTGTTTAGAATAAATCTCTGGTCTAAAGAACCATCATAAACAAATTGTTTTGTGAGATAGGTTCCTTGATAAACTTCTACCTGATCAAACGATGCGACGCCAGCATCATTGACCGTTGCAGTTACATCTTCTGGTATTGAGAAGGTATAAGATGTATCATTTGCTGTTCCTACACACACCAGACCCCTTCTGAGAGTCAGTGTGGGGGTATCTTCGGTAGTTGATACTGTAAAAGAAATCGTTGCCCTTGCTGCCGTTCTGGAGCGAGGTACATAACCAATATTTTTTGCAAGTGATACTACATTTTCACGAAGAGTTGCAGAATCCAAGAAGGATTCGTTAACAATCATATTACTATTAAATGCAGTAATATAAGTATTGTATGCTAATGTATCAATTAAGACAGAAAAATTTGACCCTTCAAAATCAAAGTCGCTAAATGTCGAATTAGCACGAAGATAATCTTTGATTGAGGTCTTTATCTGGTCAAAATCTAGATTCGTGAATTTTGTAAAGGGCATCTTATCTTGCTGCCTCTAATAGGAACGTATACTCTTGTGTTGGAAACTCTTGCCCAATAATGTCAAAAATAACAGTCACATTAAAAGAATTTTGATCTGGTTGAGGATCTACTTCAACAACTACATTATTAACTCTTGGTTCAAAGTTTTCTATTGCAATCAAAATTTGATTCTGAATGATAGATGCAGTACCAAAATCAACAAATTCAAATAAACTATCTCTTACATCAGAACCCAACAATGAGTTAAAAAATCTTTCAGTAGGTATAGTCTCAACAATATTTCTTACAGATCTACGAATCGCATTCTCATTTTTTAGTACTTGAAGATCCTTTGTCACTGGATGTGGAACAAAGGATAAACTGATGTCTTTAAATGATCTGGATATCCTTTGTTCTGCCATTAGACTAGAGTTTTCTTGTTTTTATTTATATTTACTGCCAGGGGTTTCCATAATTTGGTTCGGTTCCGTACTCCCAATCATCATAATCATCGTCATTGCGAATTTTTTCATGCAAATCTGACTGTTTTTTGAGGTCATGGTGAGGTGCAAGATCGTGCATAACCTCCGTCAGTACTCTTTTTGAAGGCAAATTTTGCATCGAACCATAATCTGATACAAGTTTTGTGGTTCCCCACATCTCTCTCATGTACTCTGTGTTTCTATCTACAGGTGATTGTCCCATTTTTAGATCCTGATTCGTAAAAATCAGAACTTTTAGAGGGGTTGCTATCCCTTATTAGTATTTATTTTACGTTCTTGTGACGTTTTCCAGTGATATTCGTCTTCATCTCCCATGCCAAGACGATCATAACCACATTCTACCTGATAATATTGAGTAG